CCGAAGCCCAGGAATGCCAATACAGCTACCCTCGATGAGCTTGCACTTTGCCAGATTAAGGGTATCAGCGAGGATTTTACAAAGGTCTATATGTCTCAGTTTCCGGGTGCTCGGAATGTCAATTGTTTTCGCTTGGGCAAAGATAACCTGTACCATTGTCTGGGCGGATGTTCATTGATAGCAGCAAAATTATGGCTAATTGGGCAAGATGTGGAGATGACGAATTGAAAAACTCGATGATCCTGATACGTTTCACCCGTGACCTAACATCCGCCGAAGAAGCAGACCTGGAGAAACGTTGGAACAGCCTCCTGGTCGGCATGCCAGTCGAAAGCGCGTCATTCAACGAAGCGCAACTCCAGAGCGGGCCACGACCGGCGGAATACAAGGATGAAAAGTGATACCAACCGAACGCGTTGCACTTATCGCCTATCTTATTGAACAACGGCGGCACTTGTTAGCTCAGGTCAAAGCGTGCGAGGATTTGATCGCAGTTATTGACGTTGAATCAAATAAATGCTACAATAAAAATGAACGGAAAGTTAATTCAGAGAAAGCTGTGGTAAAATGATGTATATGACTGATATTAATCTTGAGTTTAGAAAAATAACAGCAAAATTAGGTCTTTGTTTCGATGACTATAAAATTATCGGAACAAAAAGAGCGTCAGTAATATTCCCTGATTTTACGAATACGCCTGATGGAATAATCAAAAAGTTTGAACTCACGCCTATTTTGCGTCCTGGACTAAGTACAAAACTTGCATTTGATATTGACCAAAAACATCGCGTTATTGTTTATAGATTACCGCACGAGGTAATTAATTAACAATAACCCTTAACCATAGGCCACCTGCTTTTTAGCAGTTCGCCCATATAAGATCGGCTTCCGCAATTAGCGCCCGCCAGTCGTGTTTTAGACTGGCGGTTTTTCTTTAAGGAGTGATCTATGTCACACCAAAAACAGATAACGGACTATACCAAGCTCAAGGGCTTTGAGCGCAAGCAGGGGCAGGCATATCTAATCTCTGTTGACGAAACCCTGGGTATTGTTGAGCACATCGTAGCCGTAACCGGAAACATCGATATGGGCGGAGACCGGATCGTTCCGGGTGCGTTTACGAAGACGATCCTGGAACGTGCAATCCGCATCAAATGTCTTGACCAGCACTATACCGACAGCGTAACTCGCATTGTAGGTAAACCGCTGGAGATGCGTGAACTAACCCAGAATGAATTACCGGTTGAAGTCCGGGAGATGGCTCCCACAGCCCAGGGTGGGCTATACGTCAAGACTCAATATGCCCTTGACACAGCGCGCGGCAAAGATGTATTTGCCCTTGTCAAGGGGGGATATGCGCCTGAGGCGTCTATCGGATACGATCCGACCGAAGTGGAATTCATTTCCGAGAAAGACGCGAACGGAAAATCCATCAATGTCCGCAACCTGAAGCAATTGCGCTTGTGGGAATATTCGAATGTGGTTTTCGGAATGAACCCTGGAACGGCGGTTTTGACCGCTAAGGGCACTGACGAGCCAGACGAGATAAAACCCTATGGCGTGGTCGAAGAAGACGGCAAATGGCGCGTGTACAAACTGGATGACGATGGAAACCCTACCGGCGATCCGCTGGGCGAGCACGACACGGAAGAAGATGCCAATGCTCAGGTACGGGCGCTGTATGCCAGTGAGACCACAAAAGACGCACCGGGTCCAAATGAGACCAAAGTCGGTAAGGTGCTAAACGCGCAGAATGTTCAGCGCATCAAAAACGCGATGAAGCTCCTGACGGAAGCACTTGCCAACGCCGGGGCTTTGGATGAAGAAATTCAACAAGTCGATGACGAGAACTCCAGTATAAAACAGGCCGGGCCGGGCAACCCTCCACCCACCAGTAACCTGCGAGTACGTCGCATCGAAATCGAAGAAGCATTGCAAAATCTAACACTTGGAGGAACAAGGAAATGAGTACCTATAAAGAATATATCGAAGAAGCCAAAGGGATGTTTGACCAGGCGAAGGCTCTGGCTGCCAAAGACATCCTGACTTCTGAGGAAGATACTACTATCAATCAACTTGTGACTGATGGCAAGGCACTCCAGGCAAAAGCACTCCGCCTGGAAGACATCGAACGGCTGGCGGATACCGCTCTTGCAAAGACCGTGCAGGAACAGCCCGAGGATACCAGCAAATGGAAGCGTAAAGACCCGACCGCATTCAAGGATTGGGCGGAATATCTCCACGCGGCATGGTGGGCCGATCATCCCAAGAACAGAAGCGGGCATGATCCACGCCTCCAGATTTTTGATCCGGCTGACGAAAAAGAAGAAAGCGGACACGGCAAGAAAGACTTGGCTGGGAACGTCGGCGCGTCCGGCGGCTTCTTAATCCCTGGCGAGTTCATGGCACAACTTCAGGCCGTCATCGGTGAAACCTCGATTGTCCAGCCACGGGCGACCGTGATCCGGATGCGTCGCCGGTCTATCTCCTTGCCGGTTCTGCTTCAGACCGCAACCACGGCGAACACACCTCACTGGTTCGGCGGCATCGAATTCACCTATGGCGAGGAAAACGAAGAAAAACACGAAAGCGATCCGGCGTTCGGGGCGGTCACTTTGTCGGCCAAGAAACTCTTTGGCTATACCCGCTCGTCTGACGAGTTGGTAGAAGACAGCGCCATCTCCCTGGCTGACTTCCTGTCTGGGCCGCTCGGATTCGCTGGTGGTGTTGCCTGGTGGAGGGATTACCAATTCCTGCGTGGCGTGGGCGGCGGCTTCCCGCTGGGCGTTATCAACGCTAACGCAACGCTCCATGTTCACCGCAACGCGCAACCGAATGTGCAGTACGTTGATCTTGTAGCTATGATGGAGGCGTTCCTGCCCTCTGGTCGTGGTGTATGGGTTGCCAATCAGACAACCATGAGCAACTTCTTGACCATGGTTGATCCATTAGGCGGCTACATCTGGCATCCGAATTACAGCAGCGGCGGAATTGCAGGCGCAATCCCTGGCACGATCTTCGGAATGCCGATCATCTTCACCGAGAAGCTCCCGACCATCGGTAATGCTGGTGATGTGCTCCTGGCTGACTTCCGTTACTATCTGGTGGGAGACCGTCAGGCTGCAACTGTCGAAAGCACGAAGTTCGACCGCTGGCGCTACGATCAGACCTCCTGGCGTGTTGTTGATCGACACGACGGGCAGCCGTGGTTGTCTGCTCCGTTGACCCTTCAAGATGGTACGGCGCAAGTTTCGCCTTTTGTGATTTTGGAATCTAAGACGACTTGAGGCGCATAATGATTATGGGCGCAGATACTACCTGAGTCTTTGCGCCCACTAAAGTAAGTTACGGAGGTAACTATGTTTCCAAACACTGCACGTTTCTCGGAACTCGCCCAATTCCTGGGCGGAATTCCGCCCGCCAGCTATACTACAACGCAGACCATTGACTATGTATCACTGGCAAACTTTCACCGTGGAGTTATCCTGGTCTATACCGGAGCATTATCGACAACTCTATTTGTCGATTTGCATGAAGCATCTAACGCCGCTGGTACTGGCGTTGCAGAATACGATGCCAGTGCAGATGATCTGACCCTTACTGCGGCAGACGATAACACCATGAACGTCATCGAAATTCGTACCGAAGAGTTTTCGGCTGGCATGTGCTGGCTGTCTGTAATCGTGACTCTTGGTGCACAATCCGCCTGTCTATTCTCGGTCGAGATTTGGGGACTAACCCCTCGCTTTATGCCTGTATCGACGGCGGCATTGACCACGGTAGAAGATCACTAATCCTCTCTCTCTCTTTGTGAACCTGGGCAGGCGCTAATCTCCCGCCTGCCCAGGCAGGGAACCTGTTATGTGGATTCAATTGATTCGGGCAAAGACAATTGACCTAAACGGAAATGCTCATAGATATAGTCCGGGCGATTGGGTCAACGTCGGGAAGATGTTGGCTAACCAGTTGATAGGTGAGGGCGCAGCATCTACCGTGGGAAAGAATACAATTACTGAGCGGACTGATTTACCGGCTGCATCCTGGGGTATTGTCGCGAATGGTACACCAGCGGATTCCAAGATTCTGGAAGCCATCCCAAGTGACCAGCAGAAATATGGAGAACCACGCCTGCCCTGGGACTATACGGTTATCTGGGACACGAATGCTAACAAGGCACGAACCGAGCTTATCCCGACCGGGCTGGCGCTGGTTGAGAAGTGGGAAATTGCTGTACCGCTATACGATTACAAAGTCCTGGCCTGTCATATCGGCACAGAAGAAGAGCGCGATCTGACGAAGGATGTTATTCGGGATTTACGAGTTCCGATATATGACATTCGGTTTATGTTCGTTCATCGCACACCGGATACGATCCGCCTGTTTGCGCTATGGGAACAGGAGCAGGGCAATCGCTATCTCG